ACGGCGGATGGGGACAAAGATAGGATACTGATTCTCCTCCATGTATGCGTTGATATCCTTCAACTGCACCATCTTGGATGACTTATCCGTACCATGAATCATCTGCTTCATCTTCTTAGAACGGCACATATAAGAGATTCGGTCAGGTGAACAGAGCACCTTCGAGAATACGACCTTATCCTGAGCGGCATCGATGATGCCCTGAATATCCTCGAAGCAGTCAACCGTCTCGATATTTGCATCAATCCACTGAGAAGTAGCAGTTGCGATATTATCGGCAGGCTGATTGAAGTCAATCAAGCCACGAGCACCGCCCTCAGGGTTGGTGGTCTCATCGAGAGTGAACTTACCCTCATTGGAGAGTGCGCCACAGAAGATGAGGTCGAGCTTGCCGAGAACAGACTTAACGACTGTCTCCACATTGCCCCACATGAGCTTGATGAGCTGCTGAGTCTTGACCTTATCAGGCAAAGACTTGGAATCGAGGATTTGCAGCACCTTACGATAATCCTTGACCGTCATCGGGAGAGTGATGGCATGGTTCAGGATGGTCTCTTTCAGCGTTTCGAGACCCTCAGTTCCGAGGATAGCCTCCTTAGCATCTGTGCCGATGGTAGGAGCAGCGACCGTGATGTTATACTGACCAATCAGCTCCTCGAAGTCGAGACCAACGGTAGGAACATCCCAATCAAGGAAACGCTCGAAGATGATGTTGTCAAAGAGCTGCTTGTTCAGCTCAGAGGCAGCATCGAAGCGAATCTGAACATTCTTAGTCAGTTCGCCGAAAATCGAAGAATAAAGAAATTCAGGCATAGTGATTACTGCTTAATGAACAGAATGTTCGGGTTAGACTTGAGGCAGCAGCCGTTCAACCACTCAGGCAGCACAGGGAAGCTCAGACTCGGATAGAGTACAACTGCTTCAAAAGCTGCATCGATGGTCGGGAGACCTTTGCCGTTAAATTCTTTCACTGCTCCGTTTACCATATTCGGAGTGTACTTTGAGCCTGCGGTCTGCAAAACGACATAATCGTTTGCAGCGAGAGTCTTTTCTCCGAGGTAAGGAGTTACGCTTGCGAGAGCAATCTGCCCATCAGAGGGATTTGACTCGACAATCTTCAATGCGCCTTCCGTGGTGGAGATTGCATCGATATAGCCGTAATCACGAGACTCGATGATGACATCATTGGTAGTCAGACCTGTGATGGCAGCAGAGAGATTGAGGACATCGTAATCTGCATTCGATGTGTCGATAGTAGAGATGGAAACAGACTTATCGGTCTTTCCCACCTTTGCTACCACATCACCCACTGCGAAAAGATGACCCTTAGCAACACGAACCTTAGAGGTCGTGCCACCTGCAAGAACCTTTGCGAGCTTGATAACTGCTGCGCTCATCTCATCGAAGTTCACCTCAACGAGAACGCCACGATGAAGCACCGTTCCGTTTGCGATGGTATTCTTCGGCTTGAATCCGCCAGGCAGCATCTTACATTCGCCACGCCAAATCTCAGGAGTGTGTCCTTTGACAGCCGTTTTCTTAAATTCGATAGCCATTGTTTACTGCGAATTAAAGGGTGAATAATTACGGATGCTTACTTATTCGGGAGAGATTCTGCCCAAGCCTTTGCATCGGCTTTCATGGCATCCTCTTTCTGCCCTGTTTCTGACGCTGCATCCTTTGGCATCAGATTATTGCTCACCAAGTCCTGTTTGAAATCTGCGAGTTCCTTTGCGATGTCTGCATCATCAGCGATAGCGATACGTTTCATCAGGTACTCAGGGATTCCGAGTTTCTTGGCTTCTGCTGCGATGAGTGCGGAACGCTCGCCCTTTGCTTTCTCAGCTTTCAGAGCATCATTCTCAGATTGCAGCTTTTCGAGCTGCTCCTTGAATGGTGCAAGCTGCTTGGCAATAGCCTGAGCGATAGCATCATCACCTTCACCCTCATCTCCGCCCTCTCCATCGGATTTCGGAGTCTGATTGTGGTTTGACTTGCGTGTCTTCCTCGTGATTTCACCCTGCATGAGTTTAGCATAGGGAACGAGAGAATCCGCTGCTTTCTTGATGTCCTCATCAGAGGCATCGGTGGCAAGACCTTGTGCGCCGATTTCACTCAGCTCATCCAATGCCTTGTCAGTTAATCCCATATCCTTGCAAAGCTCGGATAAGGT